GAGCACCACTTTCTTGAGTTGAGCCAAGACCCCCAAGACAGGCGACAAGGTATCGTGAGCCTGACACCACGGGGCATGGCGTTTGCCAAGACGCTGTTCCCTGACAAGCAAGGAGGGAAACGTGCAAACACTTGAGGAAACAATTAAAGCCAGCCGGTCGATCCTGTTCCGCAATCACCGCGACCAGGACGGCGTGCGCAATCACCTGCGTGCGTTGGCAAGTAGCCACCTGGGGCCAATGCCGGTCGAACATATAGACCGCAGTGACGTGGCGCTGTTGCGTGATGACATCATCGCAGCAGGCAAGAGCGACGGCACAGTCATTCACCGCTTGGCAAAGCTAAGCCGCGTGCTCAATTGGGCGCATGACCGGGGGCTGCGCACACTGCCCGCCCCCAAGATACAAATCACACGGGCGTCCCATGCCAGGGACTATGAAATTACACCCGAGGTTGAGCGGAAGATGAGTGCAGCGCTGCGTAAACGTGGCGCTCACCACGCTGCCCTGTTTGACTTCCTGTTATATACAGCGTGTCGTTATTCAGAGGCGACCGGGCTGACCTGGCAGGACTGGCACGGCGACAAGGTGTCGTTCATGCGGACGAAGAACGGGAACCCACGAACTATCCCGCTGTTTGACCCGGCACGAAAGGCGCTTGAGTTTGCACGGGAGATAAACCCTGGCGACCCTGGCCCGTTTACCTGGGCGCGCAGGCACTATCGTTTCTATAATGCCTGGCGTCCCGCCAAAGAGGAACTTGGGTTGCAGCATGAGGAAGACTTTGTTCCGCATGCTTGCCGTCACACTTGCATCACCCGGCTTGCACGAGAAGGCATGTCGATGATGATGCTTCAACAGTGGGGTGGCTGGAAGTCCCTCGCTATGCTAAACCGATACGCGCATTTGCAGTCAGCCCACGACCTGGGATCGACCGTGAAACATTATACGATTGACAGACCCCGATAGTATTTTGTAGGTCTGCGCTTCAACGGCGGCACCAGGAAGTGGTGCTGGTAAGGTGACTCGAACACCCGACCCACGCATTACGAATGCATGCGCATGGTTGCCGCTGTTGAAGGACTTGCGAACACGTAACACGTTCAACACGAAAGAGAAAGCATGGCTGACCCTGCCACAAATGACGACACACAACGCAGCGAAACTGCGTCTGTAAATCAGGCTCATATCGACAAGGAAATGAAGCAGCGCGGGCAACGTGCCTGGCAGTCTGCATTCTACCGCCGTATGGAATCCGGCGACGCTTCAACGCTCGCACCCCTGCGCCACCTGGCCGGTGGCATTCACGAAGACTTGGCCGCACACCTCAAGCGCATCGCTGTGTCAGCACCCAAACCCGGCAAGTATGCCAAGGGTAAGTGGGCGCTTGCGCACTACGTACAAGCCAGCACACCCGAAGACGTGGCAAGTGTCATCATTGGCACCACTATGAACCTGACCATGCGCACGCTGGCAGGCATCACGTTCAGCAGCTACGCCAAGATTGTCGGCGAGCGTGTCAAAGACCACGTGCGACAGTCGGCGTACATGGCAGCGTTCCCAATTGCAGCCTATGACTACATCGACAGAGCCAAGCGTGAGCGTGTCCGCAACCGCAAGGTAAAGCGTCGGCACGTGCGCAAAATCTTCGACAAGATCGAAGGCTTCGACCCGGTGCCTGACATCGACGTAAGCGACGCTGCCATTGGCGCTGCATCCTGGCACCTCTTGCAGAAAACCGTGAACATTTGGGAAGTGCAGATGAAGCCCACAAGCCGGGGCAACATTCGCCCGTGGGTTGTGATGACCAGCGCTGCGTACTTCCACGTGCGTGACCTGGCGAGCCAGTTTGCAGACCGGCGCATCACCCCGCTGCCAATGCTAGACAAACCTAAAGATTGGGACGCCACGTCACCGTGGGGTGGGGGCTACCCGAAGCTAGGCAAGCGGGCAATTGTCAGGGGTTGGACGCGGAAGGATGCTGAGCTTGTCGGCATGAACGAACGCACGTACGGCAGTGACGTGAAGCTGTCGAACGCTTGCGACGCGGTGAACCTGGTGCAGCGCACTGCCTACCGGATGAACCCGACAGTGCTTGAAGCACACAACTGGATCATCGAGAACGACATCAACTGCACGCTGAACCCAAAGTTCGTGGAGAAGCCAGAGTTTGACGGCTCTGTGTGGGAAGACGACAAGGCCCGGCAGATGGCACGTCGGGCAATCAAGATGTACCGGCTTGAGTCTGAGGCTAACCACCCGCAACGCACACGCGCCGCTGTCGATGACCTGCACATGCGCATGTTCGCTGGCGCTGAGTTCTATTTGCCCGCTGCGTGCGGCATGTACGGTCGCATCACGTACCGCCCGACGATCAACCCGCAGCGCAGCAAAGGTGTACGTGGTTGCATTGAGTTCGCAAACGCAGAGCCTCTGGTCGGTGACGAAGCTGTGCGACAGCTAATGATTAGCGTGGCTAACGAGTGGGGCCAGGACAAATGCACCTTGGATGATCGTGTGTCCTGGGTCGAAGACAACACGGCGATGCTGCTTCGTGTCGCCAGTAACTACCAACGGCACCAAGAGTGGTTAGATACCGACGCGCCAACGATGGCACTGCGCGCTGCTCTTGAGTGGGCCAAGTTCAAAGAGGAAGGTCATGCTCTACGATCTCACTACATTTGCTACCGTGATCAAACGTGCAGCGGGCCGTCGCATTACGCTTCTATGCTGCGTGATAGTTCTCTTTACGCAGACCTTGGCCTGGCTGCTACACCGCATCGCCCTGACGTTTACACTTTGATAGCGCAGCGAGGTGTCGAGCTTGCAAGAGAGGTTGGCACGGACGTATGCGAAGCCATTGCTAGGCACGGCATCACGCGCAGCAAGGCAAAGAATGTAGTTGTCCCTGGTGCGTACGGCGGGACGAAGCTGGGGACGTACCGCAAGCTGCGCGATGAGTTGATCATCAAGACAATGCTTGAGGAAGAAGCCCTGCCCTACCCCGACGTTTACGCCTATGCGAAAGCGCTGAATGAAATTCTTTGGGTCGCCTTTGATGACGTGATGGGACGACAGCGCCAGGCGATGCACTGGTTCCGCAACGTCGCTGGTGTGTTTGCCTCGCACAACACCCCGGTTACGTGGGTGGGGCCGAGTGGTCTGCCGCTGAAGCTGGCTAAGTGGAAGCAGAAAGAGCGCACCATTGAGACGATGATCGGTGAGCAATTGTATCGCCCGACGTACTGGCGAGACACCGATGAGTTAGATGCTCGCCTTATGAAGAACAGCCTGCCCGTTGCCTTCGTGCACAGTTACGAAGCAGGCTTCCTGCACAACGTTCTAGCCCGGCTGGGGTCTATGCCTGATCCGGTGCAGAGCGTGGTGTCTATCCATGACTGCGTTGGTGTGCACGCTGCCGCAGTCGAACAAACGTTAGGAGTGCTCCGTAATGAGTGGACGGCGCAATACCAAGGGGAAGACATCATCAACAGACAGCATGCTGAGTGGGCCAAGCTCCACGAAGACATCCAAGACGCGCCGCAAGTCGGCGTCGTCCCCTTCGATCTCACCGACAGTAACTACTTCTTCCACTAAGAAACCGGAGCCAAGCTGTGCGACGTGTAAATACATCCACGCCAGGGAGTTCGACGGACGTGTCATCAGACACGAATGCCGCCGATACCCTGACCCCGTTACAATCTCGACTAGGCATTGGTGCGGAGAACATGAAGCTGCGCCTAATTAAACTGAGCGACAAGCTCAGCATGAGTATCACGCAGAGTGGCGAGGCTGCACTGTACGATGCGAGTGTTCTTGATGGACTTGAAGACTGCGACTCAAGTGAAGAACAAATTGCCCTGCTGGACGGGGCCACCATTGTCGAACTTTCTGACGACGAAGTGTATGCACTAGCGCAGATATTCAGCATGCACGTTATATTCACAATCGCAAATGAGGAAGATGAAGATGGCGATTTCACCGTTCACTGAAGCCTACCAAGTACGCAAGGTTATGCTTGGTCGATGCTACGTCATGCGAGCGCATGAGAAGAAGTGGTACTACAACGTAGCGCGCCCAAGTAAGACGACCGAGAAGTATGAGCTTTACATTGGCATTCCCGAAAACACTTGGAATGCACTTGAGGAAGACTGGAACACAGCACACGATAGCTGGGGCATCGACCGTGACGCCCGCATCAATCGAGTGACTGAGTTCGGCGAAGACTTGCGCGTCATCCGCACTGATCGAAAGTACCAGGTCAAGGATGGCAGCGAGTGGGCCATGCCTAAGATTTTCGACAGCAAGGGCCAACTCTGCGACAGCAACATTGCCGTTGGGCATGGGTCTGTCATCCGGCCAACGCTGTTGTTCCGCAGTACGGAAAAGTCTGGCAACCACTTCATGCAAGTGCAACCGCAGTCTTTCCAACTCATCAAACTCGAAACTTTCGTAGGTAATTATGAAGCCGTCGATGAAGAAGGTGCCTTCGTCGCGCACCCGAAAGCCAACGCGCAAGTGGAACAGTCATACGAGAGCCATCCCGAGTTCTAACCCTGGGCATCTAAGTGATGCAGAGGGTGTGATCAAAGGATTCCGCAGTCAGTTTGAGCAGCGCATTGCCGAGGACTTGGTGTCGAGAGGCATCAAGTTCCGCTACGAGCGGGAGCAAGACAAGTTGACCTGGATCAAACCAGCGACACACCACGTCTATACCCCTGACTACGTGCTGCTCTTACCTGGCGACCGGAAGATTTATGTCGAAGCCAAAGGGAGGCTAACCGGAGACGACATGAGCAAAATGATATTTGTGTCGCAGCAGCATGCGGACCTGGATATTCGCTGGCTGTTCAGCAACGCTCGCACCAGTGCGGGACGCCAGAAGAAAACAGCGGGTGAGTGGGCCAGTAAGCACGGTTTTACCTGGGCAGAGAAGGTGGTGCCTGACTCATGGTTGACGTGAACGAGCGTGAGCGCGCACTACAAACTCACTTGCCCTGCCCGTTGCCTGACTGTGGGTCGAGCGACGCGTACAGCGTTTACCCTGATCATGGGTTTTGCTTTAGCTGCAATCGCGCGGTTCAGTTCGACACAACTGATGCGCCTGCGCACACGTCTGTATCGCCACGTGATACCGAGGTCATGCCAAAGGGCCAGGTGCAGCAGATACCTGAGCGCGAGCTTCGCAACATCGCGGTGTTGAAACGTTACGGCTACGAGGTTGACGATCAGGGGAATCACATCGCGCCTTTCTATGGGCCAGGTGGTCTGCTTGCAGTGAAGGTGCGCACGCCACACAAAGAGTTCCGTGTGGTCGGCAAGCACACCAGCAAACTACCGCTGTTCGGCCAGGGGCTACAGGCACCTAGTAAGCAAAAGACTTTGGTGGTTACTGAGGGTGAGATTGATTGTCTCACGATTGCGAGCCTCAAGCTGCCAGACACGCACGTTGTCTCGCTGCCCCAGGGCTGGCAGTCAGCTAAAGCCGTTCTGAAACAAGAGAGCGAATGGAACTACCTGACTGGCTTTGGCACTGTGGTCCTGGCGATGGACAGCGACAAGGGCGGGCAAGAGGCAACCGAGACGTTGGCAATGGCGCTCAGCACGTCGGGCCAGAAGGTTGCGGTTCGTGTCGTCCGTTGGCCCGAGGGCTACAAAGACGCAAACGACGTTGAGGTAAACGCTGGACCGGAGCACGACCTTGCTGCCCTGGTCACTAAGTCTGCACCCTGGCGACCCGACGGCATTCACAGTGCACGCGACTTGCTGCATCTGCTGCTTGAGGAAGACAAGCCAGGACTAAAGCCGCAGTTTTCTTGCATTGAGAAGCAACTGAAGGGCTACAGGCCGGAGCTATGGACTATTGTGGGCGGCACGGGGATCGGCAAGACGACGTTCCTCAGTCACCTGGCCGTGGACCTGCTCGCTAACCACGGCGAGCGTGTCGGCATCATGTTCCTTGAGGAAAACAAACGTAAGACCTTGCAACGTCTTATCGGCATCAACATCGGCCAGCCGTTGTATCAGAAAGCTAACCTCATCCCGAAAGAGGAACAGGTTGAGGAAGGGCGCAAGCTGTTCACCGACGACAACTGCTACATCTTCGATCACTTCGGTAGTACGGACAGCGAAGAACTGCTCAAACGCATGGCGTTCTTGGCGACGGGAGCAGGATGCAAGTGGATACTCTTTGACCACATCACGATGGCGACCACGATAGGGCTGTCGGGTGACTCAAGTGGCCTGACTGAGCGACAGATAATTGATGCAGTCACTACGCGCATACGCTCTCAAATTGTCGAGGGCTGTGGCGTAGGCGTCATTATGATTAGTCACACCCGCAAGGCTGCGAGCGGCGAGCACGCAGACGGCAGCGCAATGGTCCGCATTTCAGACATCAGGGGTTCCGGCGGTATTGCTCAGATGAGTGACGCTGTGATTAGCGTGGAGTTGGCGCGCGATGAGAACCGGGAGCTTATGAAAAATATGGTACAAGTAAATGTTCTCAAGAATCGGTTTACCGGAGAGACGGGGCCTGCGGGACTTCTTTCATATGATGAGCAGCGCGGATTACTCGTTGAACCAAACACTCCCCCTACAGACTTTTGATTTGCTGTACGATTTACATGACTTGGTATGTATCTTGTCATTTAGCCGCCCAAAGTGGTCACCGTTCCGCGAGCGTTTGGCTAAAGAGATACGCAGGATCGAGCAGCAAAACGACGCACTCGACGGCATCGTGAGTGTGCTGCGCCAGGGAGTCGGCCTCACCGCTAACGACCTGGTTGCGATGGGGTTCTACTGGAAGAAGCCGAGTAACGTTTGGTGGCAGCTAAGGGCGCAAGGTTACGACCTGGTAGCCTTCCGCACCGGCAAGAGACAGCGGCGTTATTATCTACGGGAGCACGCACCGAATGACCTTAGCGGTAGACGCAGAGTTTGACAGCCTAGACCCAAGCGAAATGACAGCGCTCTGTTGGGTAGACATCGAGACTGGCGCTGAGCATGACTGCGGGCGCGACCTTGATGATGGTCTTAGGTGGCTGATGGGCGACCACACCCTAGTCTTTCACAACGGCATTGGGTTCGACCTACCAGCAATTCAAAGCCTGTATCCTTGGTTCAAACCTCAACGCCCTATCGTTGACACCCTGGTGCTGGCACGCATGGCCTTCGCTGACCTGGTGCCTGCTGACCTAGAGCAATTTGGTAGCCAGCAAGAGCTAATGCAGATTGACCGACGTGCTCGCCTTGGAAGCCAGGCGTTGCACACCTGGGGCGTGCGTCTCGGCCTCGCGAAAGGTGAGTACAGCGGCGAGTGGACCGACGGGTACAGCGCCGAGCTTGCGGAATACTGTTTGAATGACTGCCGGGTGACGGCGTTGCTTTACAAGAAGCTACTGCAAGAGAACATCAGCGTTCCGGCGGCTGAGCTTGAGCACAAGTTCGCGCATGTGTGTCGGCGCATTAAAGACGCAGGCTTCGTGTTCGACATCGAGGGTGCACGTGCCTTGTACGACAAGCTCGCCTCTGACATTGACGACGTAGAGCAGGAGATGATCGAGCAGTTTGGCGCGTGGTACGAACCCGACGGCCCGATTGTTACGCCTAAGCGCAGCGTCGCCTATAAGAACAAGCCGCACACGCAGGAAGGCTGTCCGTATCAGAAGGTCAAGCTGGTTACCTTTAACCCAAACTCCAACGCGCACAAAGCGAAGGTGCTCAAGGAACAGGGGTGGCAACCGACAGACTTCACGAACACTGGCGCACCAAAGGTAACAGGCGAGGTGCTGTCTAAGATTAGCTACGACTACCCCGCTGCTGCGACGATGGCACGGTCAGACAAGATGGTGAAAATCCAGGGGTACGTGCGCAAGTGGATTGAGGTGCAACGCAAGGGCCGCATCTATCCTGACATCATTAGCATAGGTAGTCGCACGGGCCGCACGGCGAGCCAAAATCCGAATACTCAGCAGATACCAAGCGCACGCAGCACGTACGGCAAGCGGTGTCGAGAGCTATTTAAGGCGTCACCGGGGCGTAAGCTATTAGCTGCTGACTTGGACAAAGCTGAGCTTATGGTCCTGGGCCACTACATGCACCCCTACGACGG